GTACAAACACAAGACCAAAATACACAAAGAGCATCTGAACTTGATTTAACACCTAAAGAAGATGATATGGGTGATAGAATTAAACAGATGCAAGAATCATTTATTAACGAGACAAAGGAGTTATTACTAATGGGTGGAGCCTATGGACACATGAGTCATCCTTTTGATGACAATAATCTTACATTTTCAGATTTAAAGACCATAGTTATTAATGGTATAGGAGGCAAGTTAGATAGAGAAGATGGAGTTACAGAGAAACTCGATGGACAAAATCTAATGGTCAGTTGGATTGATGGTAAGTTAAAAGCAGCCAGAAACAAAGGACACTTAAAGAATTTTGGTAAAACTGCACCAGATACGAAAGGTGTAAAAAGTATCTTTAAAGGTAGAGGTAATATAGAAAAAGCTTTCGTAGGTGCAATGAAAGATTTAGAAAAATCAATAGGTTCATTATCAGATAAACAAAAAGAAAAAGTATTTGGTAATGGAAAGAGATGGATGAATTTAGAGGTTATGTATCCAGCAACTGCAAATGTAGTAGATTATGATGTGGCAGAAATAGTATTTCATGGTACTTTAGAGTATGATGAAAGTGGTAGACCAATAGGACAACCAAAGGATTCTGCTCGTATGTTGGCAGGTATGATTAAACAAACAAACAATCATATACAAAAGATGTTTAAGATTGGTAAACCAAACTTCTTGAGTGTACCAAAAGTACAAGATTTTGGTAAGAAGAAAAATATGTTTTTAGGAAAATTAAAAAAACTACAATCACAATATGGATTAAGTGATAAAGATACATTAGGTGAGTATCATGAGGCATATTGGAGAGAGTATATTTTCAATGCATCAAAACAATATGGTGTAAAGTTAAAACCAGCACAATTTGCTAAGTTAATTCGTAGATGGGCATATTTTGATAAATCATATAAGATACAAGAGATTAGAAAAGATTTTGGTGAGAATCCAAAGTTCTTAGATTGGATATTAAATACAGATAAACTTGACCATAATAAAATGTTTAAAGATAATATAAAACCATTTGAGATATTATTTTTTCAAGTAGGTGCTGAAATATTAAAAAACATAAGTGGATACATGGCAGTTAATCCAAAAAGAACTATACAAAAAATGAGAAAAGAAATGATTAGTGCAATGAAAGACTTGCAGAAACCTGATAATATAGAAAAACTTAAAAAGTTAAAATTACAAATACAAAAACTACAGAAGATTGGTGGATTAGATGCAATCGTACCAAGTGAGGGTATAGTTTTCAAATACAAAGGAAAAGTATATAAGTTCACAGGTGCATTTGCACCAATCAATCAGATACTTGGTAGTATAAAATTTGGATAGGAGTTACAATGGCAAATTATAGTAAGGATATGGAACGACAGAACAAGGCACTCAAGGATTTAATGAGTGGTAATGAATATGAAAAAGATTATGTTCAAGTAGGATACGAGGGTGCGAAACAAGAGAATCTTGGTGGTGAAACAAGAGAATCAGAATTAAGTAAGATTATGCAATCAGTTAGGATGCCTTTGTTTTGTCCTGAGTGTAAAAAAGCAATGAAGAAAAGACTTGATGATAAGTTTTGGAGAATGATGGGTCATTGTATGGATTGTCAAATAGAACTTGAAACCAAACTTAGATATCAAGGTAAGTTTGAAGAATATGCACAAAGAAAAGTACTTGAAAACAAAAAATCATATGTTAAAGATTTAAAACAAAGTCTTGTTGACTTTGAGAAAACTGGCGGTAAGAAAGAGTTCTTTAATCAAGTTGGTGTACAAGAGGTTGAACTTGAAAAAGAAAAGTGGGAAATGGGTGAAGAACAGTTTGACAAACTTGTAGAAGAAGCACAACAACACATAAATAAACTTGAAGAGGATATCAATGAGGAAGAGAAATTACTTGATACTGCCGGAGGACATAGTTCTTGATATAATGAACTTGGTTGCACGATTAGGTGAAACAGCATTAGATTATCATAATCGTGTAGGTACAAATGAGACCACAAAAAATATATCAGTATACACAAGGATTATGGAAAAATTAATGGATTTAGAAGAAGCAGACATCGATTACAAACCAAAAGGTATATCGTTTGAAGAATTGTTAAAACAATGTGGAATTAAAAAACCAACAAGGAGAAAATAATGGGTGGAATCATCGAATTTATCATGAATCTATTTTTTGGCGGAAAGAAAAAAGAAGAAGTCAAAAAGTTGGATAAGGCGATTAAAGTAAAAAACGAAGAAGTTTCTAAACTTGAAAAACAAGTAGAGAAACTTGAGAAAAAGAAGAAAGTCAACAAAAAAGAAGTTGGTAATCTTAAAAGAAAAGTAACTAACACTAAAAAACAAATAGCAAAGGCCGAAGAAGCAGTCAAAACAGACGATGTTGATGAAGCAGTAAAATATTTGAAGAAATTTAGTAAGTAGTATATATTTATATATATGAGATATTTTATTTACATATTATTTCTTGGTTTGTTGTTTGGGCAAGATAAGAAAACTTTTACCTTTTCAGAGGAAGAAGTTCTTGGGTTCACTAACAAAATCAAAGAATTAGAGTTAAAAGATAGTTTGAATGTATCTTTAGTAGGAGATTTAGAAAAACAAATCTCACTATTGGAACAGAATGCTAAATCTGATTCTCTAATTATTGATTTTAGAACTCAGCAACTTCAATTACAGAAAGAAACAATTAATCTGTATAAGGAAAAAGTTAAAGTCGTAAAACCTAAATGGCACGAAAACAAATGGTTATGGTTTGTTTATGGTGTCGGTGCTACGGCAATTTCAGTTAATCTTGCAGGACAACTAAAATAATGGCTGAACAATTAAAAGAAGTAATTAAACAAGAGTATGTTAAGTGTGCTCAAGACCCTGTCTACTTTTTAAAAAAGTATTGTATGATTCAACACCCGATTAAGGGTAAGATACCTTTTACATTGTATCCATTTCAAGAAGAAACGGTCAATGATTTTAAGGATAATCGATTTAATATTATTTTAAAGGCAAGACAGTTGGGTATCAGTACACTAACTGCTGGTTACTCTTTATGGCAGATGACATTCTTCCAAGATAAAAATATATTGGTTATTGCAACAAAACAAGATACTGCAAAAAATTTGGTTACAAAAGTTCGTGTTATGCATGCAAATCTACCAAGTTGGTTAAAACAAAGGTGTGTTGAGGATAATAAATTATCATTACGATATGTTAATGGTTCTCAGATAAAAGCAGTTGCATCATCAACCGAAGCAGCTCGTTCTGAAGCTCTATCATTATTGATATTGGATGAGGCAGCATTCATTGATAAGATTGATGATATATGGACTGCATCTCAACAAACACTTACAACGGGTGGTAGTTGTATTGCACTTTCTACACCTAATGGTGTGGGTAATTGGTTTCATCAAACTTGGGTACAGGCAGAAGAAGGTAGAGGTATGTTCAATGATATCAAACTACATTGGAGTGTACATCCAGACAGAGATGAAACTTGGAGAGCAGAACAAGATGAACTATTAGGTTTACAAGGTGCTGCACAAGAATGTGATTGTGATTTCATTACTTCTGGTACTTCTGTTATTGATGGTACCGTATTAGAGAATTGTAGAAAAGCATATTGTGAAGACCCAATTGAAAAAAGAGGTATTGATGGAAATTTATGGATATGGAAACCACCAAATTACACAAGAGATTATATAGTATGTGCAGATGTTGGTAGAGGTGATTCAGCAGATTTTTCTGCATTTCATGTAATTGATGTAGAGAATGTAGAACAAGTGGCAGAATATAAAGGTAAACTTGGAACAAAAGATTTTGGTAATATGTTAGTGAGTATTTCAACGGAATATAACGATGCTCTACTAATTATAGAAAACAATAATATTGGTTGGGCAACCATCCAACAAGTAATAGATAGGGATTATCCTAATCTATTTTATACGAGTAAAGATTTAAAATACATCGATATACAACATCAGATGACAAATAAATACAGAGCTCAAGAAAAAAATATGGTGGCAGGA